TCAAGGGTGCCGCCATAGTTGAGCGTGGTAAAACCCGAAGTGTCGATATTGTGCGTCAACACAAACTCAAACCGCTGCACCCGATCCAATGAACAGCCGAACCACCGGAATGAAAACGCCACGAAAAACACCGCCTTGGATGTAGTCCCGACGATCTTCTGAATCGTGATAGTGGGAATCGGTCCATTCCGGGAATCTGAAATAGAAGCCAAACTGCTGTCATATGGGGCCGTGCCATTCCATCCATCGCTGCTCGTGGCCAAATTCACATATCCCCCGGTATCTTGAAACTGATACTGCAACAGTTTCCGAGGCTGCGATAGCAGCGTTCGCAACTGATCAATGGTGGCTAGCGCCGCCGAATTGACGGCGACAACGCCAACACCATCTAGTTCGTAGCGACGCCCCGTGGCGTTGAAAGAATCACCGCCATATTCGTTCTCGGCGTGGAAGCGGGTGATCTGCACCCGCTGCATTTCGACCCCGTTGTATTTCAGGAACATGGATTACGGCCTCACTGGTGCGATTCGCGGCGGTCCTAAACCCGTCAAACCTCCGGACCCCAAACCACCGAACAAACTTTGCGCCCAAAGATTCAAATTCACGATCTGACCCTTTGAGAGAGAATTTGTATAGGTCTGCCGGAACTGTTTGAGTTGCTGGAGCGTCTCCTGAAGCGTTGAGGAAACCTGCTTCGCGTTGGAACCGACACTGTATCCAAGCGCTCCGCCGGTAATTGCACCAATGGCTGCTACGGCACCGGCAATCGCCAATACCGGCAGCGTGACGGGTGCCCCTACGAGGGCGAGCAATCCGCCCGCACCAAGCGCAAGTCCTGCACCGCCTAACCCGCCAATGGCCGCACCACCGAGCGCTCCTACCACTGTTCCCGTTGCTGGATTCAACGCCCCAGACTCCGCCGCCATATGGATCGCGTCCAATATCGCAATCGTGACATCGAGCAGGCCATTCAAGACAGTCACAATCGCAGGCATTGCCGCCTTCACAACACCAGCCAGCAGGGCGCTCACGCCGCCCCAAATGGCAGACACCGCCGCCTTCACCGGCGTCAGCGTTTGGATCAGGTCCGCTTGAGTGGCTGCCACGGCTGCCGCCAGCGGCCCGAGCACTGCACCGGACTGCATCGCACTCATCATTTCGGCCATGCGAATCTGTGCCGCACCCATGGCACCGCCAGCGCTGAAGCGTGCGTTCTCCATCAAGGTGTCTGCGAAATTCCTTGATGCCGCCGCCGCTGCCGTGACTGCCCCGGTAATCAGTCCAATACTGACCGTCGCCACACCGATAGCCGCTGCTGCTGCCTGCAATCGCACGCCGAACAAACCAAGTTGCCCACGCTGATTCGCCAAAAACTGGACTATTCCCCCGGACCCGCTGAGTGTGCCACGCATCGCATCCAGTCCCGCCGTGATCTTGTCGAACGGTGCCTTGGCGGCCGCATCAAGTTCATCGGCCAGCATGCGAGCCGCATGTGCAGCCTTGTCTTGCTCACGCTTCAGTGACTCTGGCGATGAAACTTGCTTTCGAGATCGTGCCGAACCTGTATCGCCACCACCCTCGCCACCGAATCGAATCGTGATTTCGCCAAGATCCTCAGCCATCGGTGTAGACCCTCAAGAGAGTGCGGAAAGTGATCGTGGCGTGGGCTAGTCCAGTGACATCATCCATGCCGCCGTTGATGACGGACATGATGACGATGTTCTCGCTGCCGGTCACCTCGTGCTTATTCAGCGCAGAGCCAATATCGACTGCGTACTGGAACGCTCCCTTTGATGCCGTCGCCTTGGTAAGTGCCTGCGTGGGCTTGCTGGCAAAGTCATATTCCGACTTGACCACCGCATGTATCTTGAAATCCAACTGAAACACGTTCAGCCCAGTTTCGTCGCCCATGATTTCCATGCTCACGGGTTCGATTTGGAAATTGGGCACCGCCGAATCCTGTAGCCGCAACTTGTCCACCACGAAAATGCGATTCGATGCGAGGCTGGTCTGCGAGTTCAGCCGCGTGATGACGGCGGCGAAGAATGCTTCGATGGTGGTCGCCGTCGAGGTAGCCATTACGGGATCACGGTGTTATTGATCGTGGGGCTGCCCGAGGTTGGCAGTTCGATGCCGTTGGCAAACGGAGCGAAGAATCGCTCGGTGTATGCCAGCACTGTGCTCGCGTAATTGTTGGTGATCTGCACCGTGGCGTAGTCGCCAATCCGCCAGTCCGTCGAGCCTCCGATGATCTGGAGGAATTGACCGTTCACGCCTGCCTGAGTCGGTGCATACACAAAGGCGCAGTCGATGGCGTAGACGTTGGCCACGCCGGGGTTGATGTCAAAGTCAACGGTGATATCTGAAGTGGGAGCATAAAACGAATTGATGTAGGACCCTGAATACAGGTTCCACGATGTCGAGATGGCCGGGCCTCCGGTATCCGTGTCCACGGACGCCAGCGTCGATCCGGTTGCTGCATCGGTCAATCCCATGCCGATGATCGGCGTGGCTGGAGGGGCCGAACCGCTCACTCGCTTGGCCCAGAATCCAAAAATGATCCTTCGGTTAGGTCCGAGGATTCGATTTGATCCCGTTTGAGAGAACGCAGTCTGCGTTGCACCGTTGATCTGAATGGCCGAGCCGCCACGGAAGGTTCCGGAGGTCAACTGGCTCGCGTTGGCAACGCCCGTGGTGAAAGTCCAGTTATTGAGCGTCCCGCTCGTCCACGAGTCAAAGCCGCCGTTGGTGAGCGTGTTATCGCTGCTGACGTAATCGCTGCTGGCAAGATTGAACGCAGCCCCAGAGCCACCCGGCCAGTTGTACGAGGTGACATCGGGCGTGCGAAGTCCTCCGGTCACACGGAAGATTTCGCGGCCTGAAGTCGTGCCCGTGGTGGTATCGCTGATGCACTGGAATGTCAGCGTTTCGGATGGCGACATCTGCGATGGCGTGCCGTGTAGCAGCACCTTTCCGTTGCCGACGTTGCTGCCCGCGTAAGAAACACTTCCCTGCGTGATCGTGTTCTGTAGCAGGCTCGTGCTTGCAGCCCGCATCTGCCGGTTCAGTTCGTTCAGGGCCGCGATGACATTCTTGGGGATGTTCGCGTTATCCGCCGTGACCATTTCCGTCAGCGTCTTGACGCCACCGGCGATAGTTCGCTGAATGCTCGGATCTGCTGATCGGTACAGGTTGAGGAAGTAATCCAACACCGGCGTAACCATGTACCGCGTGCTAGCCGTGTATTGAGCGTCTAACCCAACGCCACTGAACGCACCGCTACCCGTCACGCGATCCAAAAGACCCGTGCGGGCGTCGATCTGCGCCTTGCTGATTCCGAACAACTTGCCAAGGCGGTCATAGAGCGTCGTGAGATTCACCGCCATGGTCTAGACCTTTCCTCATGCATCTGATCGAACGTCGCCGCAATTTGCTCGGACATGGATGGACTGCGACCCCACAGTGCCGCATTCAGATCGACGCTCGACTGCTTGTTGCCCAATGCGATTGCAATGGCTTGAGCGAGTGGGACCGTTTTCCATGCCAGTGCTGTTCGCATGTTGAGCAACATCCCTATCGCCATGTCGCTGGGCAAGTCCAGCGGATTGAAGCCATAAACACCGGCGAAGATGCTTATGGCGCGAGCGCGTTTCCCAGTTTTTGCAACTTGACCTTGACCCGCAGGACCAACGCATAGACCTGAGAATCAGAAAATCCCCTCAAGGCATTCTCGGGCACCACGGCTTTGCGGAGCGCGGCGGATTCCAAAATCGGGTCTGCCTTGTCTGCGGCACCGGCCAACTGCAACTCGGCAATGAACAGAGCCACATCGACCTTGAACTCCTGCCCGGAGGCGGTCGAAACAATCATCACGAACGGGTCGATTTCGTCTGGCATGGTTTCCTCAAGCAGTCGTGAAGATAAACAGCGGATTGGTGCCGACGCCATCAATGTCGGGCAGCACTTCGCCGGAAATTACCAGCCGCGTTGATCGGTTGCCGAAATCTTGGACGTTGGCAGTTAGCAGACGAACACGAGTGACCTCTACGCCACGCCGCCCCGAAATGGCAGGAACCAACTTGAACGACACCGTGAAATCATTGCCTGCCGTGGCATTTCCCGCCCCAACAAGAGCACCGATGACGGGAAAATAGGTTGTGTCGCTAGTAGCACTTCGGCCCGTCACGCGAGCCTGCAACTTCGTGTATTCCTCAATGTTCCACGAAGCAAAGGACATGTGCAGCGTTGCTGTAATGCCAGTCAGAACGCTTTCGGCGGGCATGTCGCCAAATTCGTTCGTGCTGATGTCCGCGTATTTGTGGGTGGTTTCGATGCGGAACAAGTCATTGTTATCGCCGCGTCCAAGGTCGGCATATCCTGCGCCAGCAGCGCTCCACTGGATTTTGTGCGGACCTGCGACATTGATGGCCATAGGCATAGGTCAGTCCTCCAAATTGATTCTAACGAGCACCCAAGGCACGGGCGATAGCACGGGCCACCTCCCTGCGAGCCTCAATTGGCATGGCAAAGATCGGGCGAGCCGGAACGGTCACGCCACGCTTGGCGTACAGAGCCTCCCCCTTGCCCTTTGCGTCACCGCGTGCGGCTCGCCGGGTGAACGGGATACGATTCGGGCCGCTGGTCTTGAACCCGTGCTGGTGGTACATCGCGTGCAGCGGACCCTTCAGGGTCAGTTTCACCCCGTCTGGGATCACGGTCTGTTCCGCCGTCAGGCTGCGAAACAGGTCGCCGGTGTCGTACAGAGGCACGCCGCCCTTGCGGTAGTGGTCGATGAATCGGGCCTTCTTGCCCTTGCCGATTTTGAGCCGAGCCGTGTCGGCCCACAGGGCCGCGTAGCCGCCAATGTCCCGGCCCCGCTCGCGGATACGGCGCTGGGCCTGCTTGACCAAGATCCGAGCGACCTTGGAGGCCGCCAAACGCCGCAGGAGGTCTTCCCGCAGGCCCATTAGTAGGTCTGGCTCCGCCGGGTCGGGTAGAACTCCGAGTCGCTGACAAGCCGCAGCGAGCCTCTAATGGCCTGCGAAATAACCGAAACGGACGCTGTACCGGCCTCCCGGTTCGCGTCCACGGCGAAAACCCGCCTGCCGTCCCGCAGGTCATTCAACATCTGCTGCGCCCGGTTGGCCTTCGCCTTGACGCTCTCCGGCACTTCGCCGCCTCGCCGCTCAAACAGGTAGCACAGGGCAAGGTCGGCCACCAGCCCACGCAGGAGGGCGTTCCCGTCCGTGGCCAGCGTTTCCAGTTCCGTGACGGTGTACGCCTGCGACCGGGTAGCCGCAGACGCGACCTCCTCGCCGCCCCGCAGCAGCACCTCCGTCAGAATCGTGCTGCTGGAAACCGTTCCGTCCGCGTTCGTGTCCGAGATCAGTTCCTTCAGCAGCCGTTCGTCGATATGCAGGATCGCGTTCGTGTTGCTGAGTAGTTGAGCCATCGGCATGGTTTATTCCTCCAAGAAAGAGGGCCGCCCGGTGTTACCCGAGCGGCCCGTCGTTGCTGCCGTTAGGGGCCGCTATCAGGACGCGAGATCCGCGACATACACCGCCGCCAGTGGGGCGGTCAGTTCAATCGCGCTGTTGTCCGTGACGCTACCGCGAATGCGGCGGTTCCACGGATCGTCCAAAGTCTCAACCGTCATGTCCTCGTATGCGAAGATGGTCACGGTGCTGAAGGACGGGCCTTCGTTTCCGACCATGCCACCGGGACGGCTGACGAACGCGATTCCGGGAGCCGCCTGCGAGCCGTAGAAGAACTCCACGGCCTTGGTGCTGCCCTTGCGGTTCGTAACCCGCACGGTGTCATCGACCACCACGTTCACGCCGAACATCTGCGAGGGCAGACCATAGGTGGCGAACTGCGCGTCACCCTGAAGGAAGTTCAGGGCAGCCGGGTAGTTCTTCACATAGTCTCGAACGCCGTCCGTGCTGGCCAACTGGCGAGCCGTGTTCGGATTCAGCACCGCGCAAATGTCGCTTGGGCTGACGGCCGCGTTGGTCGCCTGCACAATCTTCTCGACTGCCGTGCGGAACAACTCCTGAACGCCATCGGTAGCGGGTGTGGCACCGATGACGTTGTTGTTGATCAGCGTGGTAGCCGTCGTGTAGTGGCCGGGGCCATTGCTCGCAGCGTATGTAGTGTACCGGTTTGCGGCCGCATACGAGGTATTGGTGCTGATGAGGCTGGCAGCACGGTAGCAGCGAAGCGTCATCATCTTCGCCGCTGCGATGCGAGCGTGCGAAGCCACGACATCCCACTGAGCCTGCCGAGCAGTCTCCTGCGGAATGTGGAACGAGGACTGGTAACGCGCACAGGCGTAGGACACGAAATCGAAGTCGCTGTTGATGCCGGTCGGGCGATCAAGACCCAGCGGCCAGATATTGTCCTGCGTCTGAACCACACGCGCCGTCTCCTCTTCGTCGATGCGGAGGAAATATCCGGCCATGGCCTGCACCGGCACGATCTGTGCGTACCGAGTCAGTGCGAACTTGTTCGGGCTGCGGGTGAACTCAATCTGAATTTGACCCGTCGCCGCCGAGAAGGTGGGCACAAAGGTATTCAGCCCACCGCCAATTCCTACTTCAGCCATTGCTCATTTCTCCTTGTGTTGGGGGTTGGCTGGATTACAGAGTGGTCGGGAAGTAGACCATGCCACCGTTGCGGCAGATGCGGATGATTTGACCGGCTGCACCAGCCTCCAAGGCGACGTAGCCCTGATACCGGAAGGCGGGGCCAACAGTCACGACAGCCGAAACAGCCTTGCCATCAGCGTCCGCCTGAACGCGACCACCGCGTGACACCGCGCCGCCGCACTCGACCAGAACCACATCGCCGCCCTGAAGCGTGACAGGCTCGCCGTCCAAAGCGTGGTCGCCGTTGGTGGTGTCGAATCGCCGGGTGCTGCCATCCGTCACGCCAACCACGTTATGTTCGGGCAGACTGACCTGCACCAGTGTGTTGTCATCGGTGGTAGTGGTCGGGCCGGTCGTGTCCACGCGAACAAACCGATACGTCTTGATGGTTCCACCGGCAATCGCGGCCGGAGTATCAGAGAAAGATCCCATGTTTCAGTTCCTTTCGATCAGGCCTTCTGGCCCGAATACTTGGCGAACAAAGACTTGAACTTGGCGAGGTCACCCGCCGCCTCGGCCACGGCCCGAGCCGTCGCCGCCTTCACATCCAGAGCCGCACCGCTCTCATCCGTCACGGCATGCGCCGCAATGGGAGCCACGCCGATGGGGTCCTTGGCCATCGTCGCCTTCCAGAAGGCCATCTTGGCCTCCGGACGGGGCGAGTCAGCCAGTTCCTCGACCATCGCGTTGCGGAACTTGCCGCAGCGGTAGCCGCCAGAGATCATGCCGTCCACCTCGCGGCCGAACCGCTCCAGACGGAGTTGACGCTCAAGGGTCTTGTTCGACTCCTCGAGGGCCTGCACGCGGGCGAACAGAGCCTTTTCGGCCTTGCTGATGGTCTTGCTCATCTTGTTTTTTCCGCCGTAGGCGGCCTCCATCTCCTCATCCTCGTCCTCTTCCTCCTCGCCGGAGTGAGAACCGATGTCCACATGGACACCATCCTGCATCTCGTCCTTGTCCTCGGCCTCGTAAGCCATCTCATCCTCGCCCGCAGCCATAGCAGCCGCGTCGGCCTGCTCGGCCATCTCGTCCTCGTCCTCGTCAGCGGCGCACTCGTCTGCCGCAGCAGCCGCGAGAGCCTTCTTGGCCTCCTCGTCATGCTGCTCCATCTTCTTCTTCATTTTGCTTGGCATGGGCTTTCTTCCTGTTCCTGACGGGATAAAGGTGTTCAGTCCACCTCCTACCCCAATTTCACCGAACTGTGCCTTGGAGTCAATAGAAACGCGCACAACTCCCATAGGCCGCTCAAAGACCACCTTTGAGCCGTGCTTACCGAATCGTGTGTCGGGCAGTGGTCGCCGGGGCGTGTCACGCCCAAGCAGAGCCACCTCCGACAAGTGATTATCCTTCCAAATCTCGGCGGATCGGCGGGGGTAGGCGTTAGACGCCAGCAGCGAGTCGAACGCCTCCTTCGGCATCTCGACGTCGCCGACCACATAGGCAACGCCGTTGCGCTCCTCGTAGCGAACGCTGGTGATGTCGCCGACCGCCTCGGGCCGCGTGGGCTTGCCGTCCTTCTCGTGTTCGATGACGAGTTTCGGACGGCTACCTCGCTGGATGAACTTGCCCGTGCGGGAAACGATGTCTTTCACGCGGGC